TATCATTATATTGACCGCCCTGTTCAATATAATATTTTAGGTTTGTGCCAACACCCATGAGGTTTTGGCTACCAAGGGTCACCCAATTCCATAATGCTCGACATATACCCAAAAAGGTATAAGCAGAAATCCTGGCCCAACCACCGATCTTCTCTGGTGTTCCTTGACGAAATCTAACCTTATCCGAGACATACCAGCCACCTTCGTTGGTATATCGCGTGTTTTCACGATTCACTCCTGGCTTATATAAGATCTTGGATAAAGGCACGATTTACCTCATCAATGCAGCTTCAGCCGCACGGCGGCGGGTAAGTCCGGGGAGAACTCTTCCAGCAGCTTTGTTCCATTTGAGGCACTCATTTGCTGCACCGTCCCAATCTCCCGCGTCAACACGTCGTTTAAACGTCGATACCCTGTAATTCCCTAAACCGCAATTGTACGCCCAGCTTACTGTTGCAGCAATGCGTCTCGGGGAGGCGCTTGGAAATGCCGGACTAAGTTTGCAAACACCCGCATAAAAGTATTCAATGTGGTGATCTAGGGCATCCTCACATTGCTTCATTGTCCAAATGGTACCCGGCTGGATGTCTGGGCCAGTAGACCCATAGCCAATTGTCCAAGGATGTCCCTTGGTTCCGGGATCGGGATAAGAGGTTACGTTTCCATCAGGCAGACGTTTAGCCAGCCCTTCAAAGGGTTTTATTAATACGTCTCTTGCTAGCGCTTTTGCCTCTTCATTCACGACTTTTGATATTTCTCTATACTTCTTGAAACGAACCAGAATGTGAGCACCATCGTAAAAAGACCAAAATCATTTTCATTCCAATTGGCTTTTAAAACTTCGTACCACGGTGCATCCGATAAGAACGCCATATAGATAGCACAAGCTTTAACGGCTGCATACATACCGAACAAGCACCATGTAATCCCCGGACGAACAAGTGCCGAGATTGCAGATACGAACCATCCGGCGGATTTTGCAGTTTCTGATTGCTCACGGAAAGCCTCTTTGATTGCGTCTAATTGGGTGATGCTATAGTCAACGTACTTTTCTTCAACCCTGAACTCACCACGCATTTTCTCCAGATCTGTCTGGAGCTGGAACATGGACAGTTCATGTTTGCGCTCGTTGGCTTTGTCTAGGAATTTAAGAATCTCAGGGGCGAGCCTAAACAACCCACCGAATATAGAGCCAAGTAAGCCACCTGACAGAAGGTCAAACATCTTCTTTGGGAGCAGGCAACTGAGGAACCGCCTGAGATTTAATCTTATCAACCAGTGCAGCTACTTGGACATACGGCATATTGCCCAATGCAGCCATGATTTGGTTGACTTCGTCGATGCTGAATTCTAGTTTAATCATGGCTGGTTCCGGGTGAGTTGTTCAGCCTGATACGCCGCAATGACTTCAGGTGTCCATGCTGCTTGAGCAATGGCTACGACCTTTTCAGGCTGACCGGTCAGGTCTTGCCCCGGTGTCAGGCTTGAGCGGTGATAAGTCTTTGTGAGTTCAACGCCATCCTCAATGATCTTGGCTGCTTCGCGGTAAAGGATGATGCCGTTCTCGGTGACTGTTATTTGGTCTACGATGGTTTGTTTGGTAAGAGACATTTTTGGTTCCTTTCGTCAAATCCAACCGCGCTAGTTATCCGGCGTGGTTAAACAGTGTATAAAATTGTTCCTCGGAGAGTGTATGTTCCACTTCCAATAGTGGTGATGGCAACGCCATCTCCGTTGGTTTTGATTGGAATAATTAATGTGCTTGATACGCTAACCAAAAGGCTGTTTAGAATAGTTCCAAATGTGTTTTGTGTGAACGTAATTGCCCCGCCTTCCATATCAGCACCGGGGTTTGACGCTGTAAAAGGCAATCCACCGATTAAAAAATCGCCGCTTGCTGTTCCAATTGTCAGTGTCGAGCGTACTGCAAAGGAAGCCGTTACAAGACGCCCCACTTTTGTATATCGCCCAGCTTGAAGTACGTATGAGTTTGAGAGCGTTCCGGGTGTTAAAGCCGTAAACGTAGGCGTCCAAGTCCCTTCCTCATAATCATCTAGCGTATTCGCATCAGTAGACGCTGATTGCGTGGCGGGGAAGGTGATGCCTGCGCCCGAGGTTGACGGGGTCGCGCCACCAACGGCCAAACAATTTGCAGTTGTGACGCCACCTGTCCCTTTAGGCGTTAGCGTGATCCCAATATTGGTATCCCCGCCCGTCGCACTAATTACTGGGTTCGCTGTCGTTGCCGCATTTGCCACGGTGATTTCGTTGACCGCTGACGCTGTGGCTGTGATGCCGATCAGCTCATTGCCGTTGGTGTCATTGATCGCTGTCAACACGCGTGGTGAGGTTGTGGTCAACTGCGTCACTGTCGTGCGCCCGGTTCCTTTCGGTGTGAGCGCAATGCCCACGTTTGCATCCCCGCCGGTTGCTGAAATCGTGGGCGCGTTGCCTGTCGCCGCATTTGCCACCGTGATCTCATTCACCGCAGAACCCGTTGCGGTCACGCCAATCAGCTCATTGCCGTTGGTGTCATTGATGCTTGTGATGACTTTGGGGGTTGTCAAACTTGGAGATGTTCCAAAAACCAATAGTCCCGTTCCTGTTTCATCCGTTACAGCCGTTGCAAGGTTAGCCGACGATGGCGTACCCAAGAAAGTCAGAATTCCTGCCGCCGTTGTCGTTGTACTTGGTGCTGCACCTGCGCCACCACCAATCACAATCGCATTAGCAGCCAAAGCAGCAGAACTTGCCCAAGCTGTTCCACTGGAGAAGTAAGGAATACCACCCGATGTACCAGCAACTGTTAAAGCAAGCGTTCCTGATGTGGTGATCGGTGAGCCTGCTACCGAAATAATGCCGCCCGTAAAGGTCTGAGCAACCGATGTAACCGTACCCGAACCACCGCCCGAAGCAGCAATCGTGATACCACCCGAACTATTGGTAACCGTGATCCCCGAACCTGCGGTCAGTGTGGCAATCGAAAACCCTGTGCCGTTTCCAATTAATAACTGACCATTCGTTGGGGTTGAGGTGTTCCCTGTACCACCATTACCAATCGGTAAAGTTCCGGTGACCCCGGAAGAAAGGCTTACGTTTGTAATCGTATTGTTTGAACCATTAATGGTTTTTCCTGTCAGGGTTTCTGTTCCTGACAGGGTCGCTAAGGTTCCTGAGTTTGGAAGCGTGACTGAGGTATTTCCTGTTAAGGTCAAACCAAGGCTGTAGTTTCCTGTAAAGGTTAGGGTGTTTAAAGCATTGTTCGCTACGCCTGTCCCGCCATTTGCGGGACTCAACGTACCTGCAACCGTTACCGGACCTGTTGTCGCTGAATTAGGTGTAAGTCCTGTCGCCCCAAAAGATAAAGAAGTTACTGTGTTTCCTGTCGTTGCTACAGTACCCGAGGTTGGTAATGTTAGATTTGTTGCTCCGGTTGTTGTAAACGTCAGGCTGTAAGCACCTGATGTTGCCAAAGTAGACCCATCTGCAAGCGTCAATGTTGCACTTGTGGCAGGGGCCGTGAACGCAACTTTATTAACCGAGGTTACCGTTGCTACGCCTAATGTTGGTGTGACTAAGGTTGGGGATGTTGCTCTAACAACATTACCTGTACCCGTAGAAGAAACCCATTCTGGAGCCGTTGCTCCTGAGTTAACTTGTAAGACCTGTGCGGCCGTACCAATTGCTAGAAAACTTGTTGCGCCTGAGGCTGTTTGATAAGGAACCGATCCCGCCGCACCGCCTGCTAAGTTTGTTGCTGTCCCAACAGAAATCCCGGATAGGGATGTCCACTGAGGAACCGAACCGGAAGATGTTAAAACTGTCGATGCACCACCAATGGCTAACTTAGTAAAAGCGGTACCTGAAGCAAAATACAGAATATCCCCGGCGGTATAACTTGTTTGCCCTGTCCCGCCTTGGTCTGTCGCTAAAGTCCCTGTAGAGGTTAGAGCACTACTGCCATCTGAAAATACAGGCTTGCTTGATGTTAGGGTAGAAACAATTGGAGCAGAACTAAACGTATTGGTTCCTGTAAAGGTCTGCCCCGAGTCTATTCTTGCAATCGTTGCATTTGTAGACGGGAAAGTTTGTGTTGTCCCATCCGTACCTGTTAAGGTCAGGCTACGGTTAGCCGTGAGCGTTTTACCGTCAGCAATCGTAAGTGTTGCACTGGATGCCGGGGCGGTGATCGTGACCTTGTTATAAGCACCCGCTGTAATATCACCTGTGGTATCTGCCACCGTTGCAGCGGAGTTTTGGATAACTTTCCCTGTGGTGCCATCAAAACGTGCAATCGCGTTATCTGTAGCAGAAGCTGGACCGTCTACATCACCCGATGCAATCTCTCTAAAATCACCTGCATTGGTATCCCAAGCTACCCAAGCCTGTTTGCCGGGGGCGACTGAAATACCTGTCGTCGGACCTGTGCCGCCTCTAATCACCACGTTAAATCCGCCCGTGGTGTTGTTAATAACAATATAAGCCTTTGATGTATTCGGCGTATTGATGTTGCGAATAGCCGTTCTAGACCCAGTACAATTAAGAATCATGTACTGAGCTGATGTGCTGCTTATATTGGTCGCAGAACTTGTGCCTTGCGTTTTTGTCAGGGTAACGTCTGCATCTGTACTTAAGGTCTGTGTACCAGCAATCGCAATATCTAGATAAGAAGTGACGGCGTTGTTAACATCGTCACCCCAAGTTCCGGCCTCAGTCCCTGTGACCGGCTGCCCAAGTGCAAGAAGAGATGTGTAATTAACGGTCATGCCAACTTCCTTATGTCGTGATTTGAATCCAGTTTGCCGTCTGCGCTGTGTCTATAAATTCCCAATTTAAAGAACCTTGCGCCGTATCTGTCCCAGCAACTGTTTCTGATACTGAAGACGTAAAAACCCGCAGTCCTTGATTTTGATCTGTTACTGCGCTGATTTCAATAACACCAGACTGAAAATTTGATGATGCACTAATTTGATCTGTACCCAATGAAACTTCAACAATCTGTCCCGAAAAGTTTGCGCCTGAAGAAACAGTTTCTGTTCCAAGGACTTCCTCAAGAATTAAACCAAACGCTATGGGATTCGCAGAAGTTAAATCCTCTCCAATTGCAGTTTCAGTGATTAAAACTTGCATGATTGGTAGACCAAAAATATCATCCACACCAACCACGGACTCTTGAATAATAGACTCAACAACCGAGGCGCCCCAAGCTCCCTGGCCCCAGTCCCCAGAACCCCAACCACTCATGGCGTTCCATCAAGACTGAATTGGTAAGTTACAGATAAAACATCCCCAGAAACTACTGACCGATCTCCGGGGGCTTGAAAGTCTGATGCTGAAAACAACGTACCCGTTGACCCGCCTTTGGTGCTTGATCCTGTTCCGCCAACCAAAAACGCCCCTCCGACTGTCGCCGAGGCGTTGATGTTAAACACCGCTTTGCTTGCGGTATTAGTCACCACCGATGGGTCTGCATTGGTTGCTGCGGCAAAGTTCGCCAAGATGCGCGTAGCATCGCTGTAAGGCGTGATCTCTGTCCAGCCCGAATGAGAGGCCATTGTGTCACCCGCAGCAGGGGTATTACTAGCTGCCGCTCCATACAGTCCTACATACCATTGGGTAATTTGCGTTGTGCTTACAAGAGCGACACCAGCCATGTATTGAAGACCGGCATTCACAACAAGGTTTTCTGATTCCCGGGACCATTTCAGATTGCCATCTTTGTCATGGCACTCAATAAAGTATTTGCCAGCGGCTAAAGCTTTGTTCATTATGCAATCCTTAAAACGGCGTTATTGGCGTCATCCGCAGGGAATGCGATCACCAGACTTTGTGCGGACTTGGTGATATTGACCCCGAAGTTTAATACAGCAACACTACGATTACCATTGGTAGAATTATAAATCAATGCGCCATTGGTTGTTAAGCTCACGTTTGAAAACGTCAAGTCTTCGAATGACCAATACGCAATAGTTCCTTGAAAGCTTGGCGTGATGTTGGTGAGCGTCGATCCTCCGGGCGAATAATTGGTTCCACTGGACTCACCCGCTGTTGTGTAAGCAGTCGTTGAGGCACCAAGATCCGCGTTGGCGGTGTATAGGGCAAGCTTAAAGACATCTCCGGTTCCTGCTGTAAAGTTATGCAGACCTTGGGCTAATTCTACTTTAAAACTTGTGGTCAGTGTTTGGATGATTGCCATCAAACCACCTTATCCCGCACCTGACCTGAACGATAAGCATCCTGGCGCTCAAGACCGTCCCCAAGGCGCTTGGCAAGAATGAGGGCCTCTTTGTACTTGTTGGTGATATTTGCAACAAGATCGGGTTCGGTCTTCAAGAAAGTGCTTGCTTCAACCAACGCACCATAAAGTAAAACTGAGTCAAAGTTGTCACTAAGCCATGTTGTTGTAGCGTCAACATTGCCTGCGCTAATTGAACTTGGGTAGTAAAAATAATGAAGCTCCACGGAGTAACTTAAATCTGGCGTTGGCCCCAAAATAAAACTTAACTCATTGGTCACTACATAATTAACTACTGTCGGGCCAAATAAGGCATAGCAATAAGGTCTTCCCGTATTACCAGCGCCTGTTGGGATGGGAAATGATTCCCGAATAAAGTTAACGTCTTTATTCAACAGGTAATAATATGATCCATCTGTATCAATCACGGACAACGAATAGGTTGATAAAAAATCCGACGGGCAAGAGAGATAGGGGTTATTGGCAGTGCAAGTGCTTGTCTTGTTTGCACGCAAACTAGGAAACTGGATCGTGTTAAAGATTCTTTGTTCAGCTTGCTGTGTAAACGTCGTCAGGCTATCTATGGAGAAAGTCGTCTCCATATAGTCCTGAATCTGGGCCTTGAGATCTCCCCAATTCACGCCATCGGCCCCCTGCTCATCACGCCTTTAGTCGCAGCGCCCGTTCCGCGCATTTTAATCCCAGTGGTCTTAACTTGCGTATTAGGGTTTAA